CTTTAGTTGGACCATCAAACGAAAACATTATTGATTGAAAATTTTTAAACTTAAGTAATTCATCAGTAATATTCTTATCTAATTTAGATGCATTTGTTGTAAACCCAAATGATATATTCTTAGAATTTATATATTCGCATACTAATAGAAAATCTTTGTATAATAAAGATTCTCCTTGAAATTGTGGTACTATATGTTTCGAATTAGTATTCATATTAGAATATTGATCAATGATATTTCTAACCAAATCAATTGGCATATATGCTGGAGCTGTTCCTTTGTATTTTTTGTAGTATTCACTATAGCGGATACACATCTTGCAATTTAAATTGCATTGATTAGTTAATTCAATTATAACAGAATTTAATGAGAAGTTCATTTTTTTAGATTTAAATTATTTATTCCAGATTTTTTCAGATATCATGATATTTTCAAACCTTTTATACCAATCAAAATGTTTATGAATATATTTTTCCGCACTCTTAGCTATTTTTATTCTTTCATTATCATTATTTAAATAATATCTTATATATTTTTCAATATCTTTTTTGTTTTTTATCATTATCAATCCATGAGTTTGACTCTTTTTAAATAATTTTTCTAATGACGGTTTCCATATTGTAAATGTTATTAATCCACACCCTAGTGTTTGAAACATTTTATGAGAATATGCACCATCTAATTCTGAAACACTTTCGAAATTTATAGCAATTTTATATTTATTCATGATTGTAGTTGTATCCTCTAAACTATATGTAGGATTTTGAACTAAACAATCAATATTCAAATCGGACCACTGTTTTAAATTGCCACTGCCAAATACATGTAATTTTTTATTTAGATTTGTAATTACATCTGTATATATTCTAAGATTAGTTAATCTTGATGTATGACAACTTCTTATATACCCAAATCCCGCTAATTCATCTTGGGTAGAAGCTGGTGCATATTTTTCAATTGGTCCTACCCCATATGGGTAAAAATAAAAATGTTTCTTATCTTTAATCTTATCTATTTCCTTTAGTATTCTATCAGTGTTATGTGCATATAATACAAAATCACAATTATCAAATCGCTCAGCTATTATAATATCTTCAGGGCATGTTTCGATTAGATATTTACCGTACGGTATATTGTATTTTCTTGCAATTGAATATGCATTTCGGTGCATAACTAAATCATTTAGATAACAACGATGGATTATAACATCTGGTTGGAATTTTTTAATATAATCATCTAATTCAGCATCAGTTGCAAAATCTAAGATATTATGATTGAAATTATTAGTTTCGGGATTTTTTAATATCCTATTATCTTTCTTATCATATAAGAATCTTATATCAATATTATTTTCTATGAAAGAAGCGCGTAACGAAAATTCCGCCTGAAAAAAACCCCCTAAATATAACACTCTTTTTTGAGTAGGGTCAATTGATATTTCAGATACTGATTGATTAGAATCTTCTTGTTGATTCTGGATTATCTTAGGTTGTATCTTATCCAAGGATTTATTAATTTTGGGTGGTACAACTGAAATGGAAATTTTATTTTGTTCATATATGGTAGATATTGATCCATCTGAATTATAAATTGTTTTAATTGTATATGTCATGACATTTTATTTGAAATATTGCTTATACCACAAAGATAAACTTAATAATGCCCATAAATTTCTACTATATTCATTATTGTTATCTATATAATTATTAGCATTAATAATATATGGTTGAGAAATAGATATAATATCATAAATATTTTCTTTGAATTTCTTATCCTTCATCCAGATATCTAAGGGTACAGGAAATCCCATTTTATTTTTTCTATTGATGATTTTTTCTGGTAGAATATCTTTAAAACTATATTTTAAAACATGTTTTAAATCTCCTGCTTCAAATTTGATATCGGGTGGTATTGTAATTGAGAATTCAAATAATTCTCTGTCTAGAAATGGTACCCGAGCTTCAATTCCATTTGCCATGCTCATTCTATCTTCAACATGTAATAGAGCACATAATGATGTTTTAAAATCAAAATGAGTCATCCTATCAAAATAAGATATATTATCGATATTATTTGTATAATATATATCTCGAAAAATTTCATATGAATCATATTTATCATCAAATAATTCCCAGTTAATTAAATTTCGTATATCGGGTGCACGATTAATCAATTGAAAATATCTCTGATCAGCTGGGTCATATAATCCTTTACTTAGAAATGTTTTGAGCATTGGTTTATATGTTTGCAAAGAAGTCAAATTTTTCAATATTGATTCATATGTTACGACATAGTTTCCATTATTTAATGTACCGTCAATAGCACCAAGTATACATTGTTCAAAATAAGCTATTAGATATCTTACATAGCCACCAAATATTTCATCGCCACCCTGTCCTCCTAGAATTACTTTAAAATAATTATCCGATACATACTTTGATACCATATACTGAGAAAATGATCCTGGGCCCGCGGTTGGTTGATCTAAATAATATATTACATTTGATATATGTGTTAGAAAATCTTCTCGTGTAATATCCAAGATATTCAACTTGATTTCATACTTCTTAGCTATTTCATTAGCATAAGTTGATTCGTCATATTTATCTCCATTTAAAAATCTTCCATGAAATCCAACAATTGATTTATAGTGATTTGCCAATACAGATACAATCGCTGAATCAATTCCTCCGCTGATATAACTACCCATATCTACATCTGCTCTAAGATGTCGTTCAATTGATCTACTGAATAAATATCTTAATTTTTCGGTAAAATATTCTTTAGTATGAACACAATCAATAGTATATTTATAATTCCAATATCTTGCTATTGTTACATTACCATTAGAAATTACCAATTTATGTGCGGGTGGTAATTCATATACGTCTTTGAATAGAGTTTTGTTATCAAGAATGAATTGAAATGTTAGATAATCTTTTAATGAATTATAGTCAATATCCTTCTTAATTAAAAATGGTAATAAAGCCTTGATTTCAGAAGCAAAATAAAAGATATTATTTTGTATAGTATAGTAAAAAGGTTTTATACCGAATCTATCCCTTGCACATATTACTGAATTATCTTTTTCGTTATATATTACAAAGGAAAACATTCCATCCAAGTGTTCAATGAAATTAACAGAGTCATATTCATATAAATGTAAAACAACCTCGGTGTCCCCAGTTGTCTTATATTTATAAGGATATTGTTGCCTTAATTCAATGTAATTATATATTTCCCCATTAAGAATAATAGTATTACTATTACATGTCATTGGTTGGGAATTTTTCGTACTTAGATCAAGTATACTCAATCGGGTATGCGCTAGGCCAACTGTTTCATTTTTATTGATATAAATACCATATGAATCCGGCCCTCGGTGTCTTTGAACTGAATTTATATTATTCAGTTTTGATTCTAGTTGATTTATTTTTGTATTAGATAATGATATGATCCCACCGATTCCACACATGTAAGAAAAAATATAATAATATATTTAATTATCAGATATTATCTAAAAAATTTAATTTTTCGAATATAATCATGATTTTTATCAATTGACATTAATTAAGCTATTTTGCATTTCATTTAAATTGTTAACTGTAACCTTAAATATGTCCAAATTAAATGTGCCAATATCATTATTATTTTTTATGATTTCTTGAAAATTTTGTAATATCTGAAACGATTTTTCTGATGTTTGAGAGTAATCAAATTCAATAATTATGTCATGACCGTCTATTTCATCAAACTGACTAATATGAAAAATTTTCTTAGTTAAATCATATTTAGTATTCGGCTGTTCTTTTATAATATAATTACTGATAAGATCTTGATTTCCTATATAAATTTTATCACAGAATAATTCTATTGTATCTAATGATTTACAATTATATACTATATATGTAATAGCATATCTTACCACTGGCGTTTTTGAATGCCATTTTCGAATGAAATTTCTGATAGATCTAGTTTCAATATTTTTACAATTAAGAATGGCTTCGGGAGTAAATCTTGAAGTTTTCGATACAAAATGATAACACAATGCATCTAAACTAGTAAATAAATTCAACCCTAATAATTTTAATCTATAAATTAAATCAACATCTTCATAGAAATATGGGTCAAATAGATTATCTATACCACCAATATCTAATAATATCTTTTTATACATCGCAAATGCAAGAAAAAAAGATATATCCGGAAGTGTCTGATTAAAAAAGTCATTTGAGATTTTGCTTGAATATTCATAGAATGAATTAATATCAAATGAATTTAATTCTTCACCAAAGGATTGAATGATCTTCCCAGATCTTTTATGTTCGGAAAATATAGGGGGTTCAACAGTAGTATATGATACGACATTATTCTTATCTAGATGTTTTATAATATTTTCTAGAAAATTTGGTGCTAATACAATATCATTATGTAAATATACTACATATTCTTTAGTAGCTATTTCAGCAGCTTTATTATATGTATCAGCAAATGTCTTTTGTTCTTCTGAATAATAGTATTTGACATTATCATCATCTAATGAATCAAGCCAGGCATGTGTTCCGTCTGTGGATCCATAACTTACAAAACAGATTTCGATAGTTGGATATAAATTTCTAGTTGTATTATAGAAATGAGTTGTATATTCTAGATTATTTTTTAATCCAACTAATAATGATATATTCATGAATTTATTTAATCCTTAACTTTATTGATTTCATCATTATATGGATGATATTCAATCTGAGGAATATATTTATACTCCCCAGGAGCAATCTCAATATCATGATGCTCACCTGTCCAGACTTCTTCTCCGTTTAGCCAGTTACTTTCAAGAAGATGTCTTAATAATGCACCTTTGTCACCAACTTTCAATAATAAATCGTTATTCTTAGTTCTTTCAATTTGCACATCGTCACCTACAATAACATGACAATGATTAGAATGTTCGCCTCTGGCGATAATTCGCTTAATTCTTTCGGGGTTTTTCATGATTAAGTTTCTTTAATTGGTTTAATATATTTTTTATTTAAATTTAGTAATCCTACATCCCCATGTCTAATTTCTATTTTTTCATTATTAAATGTTGATGCTTTTGCTTCCCATACGTTTTTTGATGTTTGATTAGGAGGAAAAATGTTATATACTCTTTTAGTGCTAGGGCACGTAACTTCAAGAAATTGTACTTTCTTGTTTGTTATATCATCTTCTTGTTTAGTTTCATATAGATACATTTTATTACCACAATCATCTATATCAGAATCAATTTCTATAATTCCATTGAAAGCAATATCATAATATTTTCTAGCACCTAATTTTTCCATGAAACATCTTCTGATTTCTGCGTTTTCTATTGATAGAATATCTTTTTTTGTTATTTTATCTGGGTGTTCTATTAATTTTGCAGGTACATTGATACCGTTCCAATAATAACAACCATATGTTGTTTCTGGGGTTAATGATCCCCATACCACCGCGGAAGTTGATTCACTATGCAACTGATATAGACGATTTCTCTTAATTTCTTTAGGATATTTTGAAACGATACACACTAATTTAGTAAAAATAGCAGAATATATGCCACTTTCTTGTTGTAATTTGAAACATGTTTCAAATTCATCTTCAATTGTTAATGGGATTTTAAATTCGTCTTTAAGAAATTTATAACATTGATAATAACAATCACTGTATACATCTAATGTAAATAAATAAGAATAAACGTAAGAACAATTGTAATTAGATTGATGTTCAGCTTGAACATCATGTTGATTATAAAATTGACTACGAAGTTGACTATCAAGTTGACTACGAAGTTGACTATCAAGTTGACTATCAAGTTGACTACGAAGTTGACTATCAAGTTGACTATCAAGTTGACTACGAAGTTGACTACAAAGTTGACTACGAAGTTGACTACGAAGTAGACTATCAAGTTGACTATCAAGTTGACTACGAAGTTGACTACGAAGTTGACTATCAAGTTGACTACCAAGTTGATTATCAAGTTGACTATCAAGTTGACTATCAAGTTGACTACCAAGTTGACTATCAAGTTGACTATCAAGTTGACTACGAAGTTGACTATCAAGTTGACTACGAAGTTGACTATCAAGTTGATTATAAAATTGACTACGAAGTTGACTATCAAGTTGACTACGAAGTTGACCGCAGTCAATAGTCAACATATTGTTTTTTAATTTATATAGAATAAATATCATATTAGCTATTACCGGGTCATTAATAATGTAATTATATATAAGTTGCAACTCATATATATTTTCAGCAACAATGAGAACTGGATTTCTATATCCACATTTATTATAATTCCAATTAACTGCTTTTTGCGCTGCATCAATATTGAAATTTTTATATCGCACACCATCAAACACACCCTCTATGCCAGAATTAATATATTCTGGTATTCTTTTTCTAATTTGGGGAGTTAGATCCTTTAATGTTTTCATATTTCTTATTTTAAATTATTACATAAATATAAGAAAAATATTTGAATTAATTAAAATCATTTAGATTCTTTAATATCTATTAAATTAAAACTTGATGGATAAATTTTCATATCCTTTAAATCTAGAAACTTTGACAAAATTTCCGGTTCATATAATGAAACTTTGATATTATGATTTCCTTTTAATAGATATGGATAAAAATTAGCTCCAAATGCTATTTTACTTTGATCCTCTGGCAAAATAGATACTAGATATTCCCAATCAATCTCCTTGTGCTGAGCTCTGCCTTGATTACCATATGGCAGTAGAACAAAATATGCAATAACATCTTTCCACTTATCATATATTGTCCTAAAATAATCAATTGATTTCATATCAGATATGATTATATGAAAATTTAATATAATATCTGAATTTATATAAATATCAGATGCTACTTTCCAATATTTTTCTAAATGAGGATGGCATGATATTGCAACCCCCCCGCAATACTTGTTAGTATATTGTATTATCTTATCTTGGTATTCTTCGGATTCATCAACCCACATGCCATTAGTAGTATAGTTTGGGCATATATCGAATTCAGTTTTAAGTACTTCAAGTAATTCGCAGAAATCCGGATGTAGGGTTGGTTCACCACCACCCAAAGCCACCTGAAATGGTAAATTTTCTTTAGGTATATTTCCAAAGAAAGATCTTGTTTTTTCGATTATGTTTTCATAATGTGGTTCGGCAGATCTGCTATTCATATAACAATATTGACATTTTCCTGGACACCTCCCTGTTATTTTTATATCGTAAAATTCGGGGAATTTCAATTCTGTAATTGGTTTAGATGGATCTAATTGAAATCTCAATGTTTTTCCATTGCACCAAACAGCTCGGTAATTTGCTTCTGGTTCTGTTCTTGTTTTAATCATAACTATACTTTAAAAATTTAAATTAATACAATAAATATAATAAGAATTTTTCAATATTCTAAAAGTTTTTCAATTCCATTCCCAAGAATATAAGTCTCTATTTTCAATACCACAACCACAATATAATGCTTTTTCTATATCACAATGATATATTCGTATTTTATCATACTCCATCATGCAGGTAACTCCTTTTAGAGCATCATTGAATTTTTCTCGATTAATATTTGGAAAATTTTCTAATAATTTTTCAATTTCTTCACTTGAAATCCCCACTCAGATTCTGTTTGGTAATTGTATACCAATAAATGTATGTTTTGTCTAGTCATGTTGACTTAAAATTACAGGAAAATACTTTTTGATAAATTCTATTAATGGCCAGTGTGCATTTACTTCGAAAACAATAACATCGTCAAATGATAGATTTTTCTTTTGCAACAAATCTGCCGCCCATTTATCTGAAATAGTTAATACCTCGAATTCATATTTATCTTGTATAGCCCAATCATCGTTACACATTTTAATAAAATCTGCAACCATTTCTGTCTTATCTAAGATAAATAATTCAGTTGATGAATTAGTTATTATATCAACTATACTATGTGGTTTTCTAATTATTATTTTCGTCATTCTCTGATAATTTGATTATTTTAATTCTAGATCCTTGTCCATTCATTTTCATAAATAGATATTCATGGATTTTATAGCCATCCGCTCAATTAAAGATTTAACTGCTTCCAAGGTATTTTCTTGAAATACAAATAATTCTGATGAGCTGTTGGTAATTATATCTACAATAGAATGTAAATTAAATATAAATAATTTTTTCATGTTTCTTAAAAATTTTAGTTAATAAATTAATCAATATAAAATTAATAATTTTTTCTCAATAATCTAAAATTATTTTGTAATTCTTTTCATTAATCTTATATCTTTAAACATGAAAATTTCGATGTTTCCTTAGTTGTACTTAATGATCTTTGTTATTGATATATCTTTTATCATTATTCATTATCTACTGGTAAATCAAAGGAAACACCGGAATTTTTCAAAATTAATTAACCATCTCTTGTAGCTTCATGATTCGGTGAATTTAAGAATTTTAAAATTTTATTAGCTAACTCAGAATATTTTTCATTTCTTGCGATTAGATAGACTTGGGTGCTTTTTTGGTAATAGTCATAACTATCTTCCTCTTCCTCGCATGCCTTCATCCATTCTGGCTTTTCAATTTCTTTCTTAAGAATCTTATCTATCAAGAGCTCTAATTCTTTTTTATCTACATCCGTTGGACAATTGTTTGATTCTAGATAATTATAAGTAGATTCCAAGAAAACATCGGCAGAGAATATATCGTCAAATGTTTCTTTTCTATCGAATATCTTTAACATTTCGTTTACCATATCTCTTAGAGGTTGTAGACTACTCTCTTGATAGGTAAAAATTACCGTTGATGAATTTGTAATCAAATCAACGTTACTGTGTAATTTTAGTTTAATCATCATAATCTGGTTTAATTTGTAATTTATTAATTTTTTTATTTGTTTTAGTTGAAGATGCTGATATTGATTTAAATTTGCTTCTAATATCATTAGTTAGAATTTTGAAATTATTGTTTGTTCTATCAATAGAATCATTAAGTTTGATTTCGAGGTAATGATATTTTTTTCTCCATATTGCATTCTGGATAAAAATAATGAATACTAATAATAAATCAACTATACTAATTGTCATGCAAAATCATTTTTTTAATTTTATTTTGAGCACAAGTATAACCCGACCGGACTCCACTTACGGTAATTTTTAATTCATTAGCTAATTCAGAATCTGTTTTCAACCCGAAATATCTGTTATTGAATATATATTGTTGACTCGGTGACAATTTTCTAATATACTTTTTCAGGGCAGATATTATTGAAGAACCATTATATGAATCTTCTTCTATTAATCTAGATTCTTGCTCTTCATGAAATTGATTAACTAAAACATATGAATTGATTTCATTCATATTTGATCTCAAGTGATTTACTGCAATTTTAAAGATCCACCTTTTAAAATTTAACGGCTCTATCTTATCGATATTCTTCCATATTGTTTCATATGTACTTTGTAATACATCATTAGTAATGTGAATACTATGAGACATTGATAATATATATTGTCGTAATTCTTGTTTATATTTATTGATTAATAAGATATATCCAATTTCTTTGCTTATCGTTTTGCATGCTAATAATAACTTTGCATCATCTATTTTCTCCCTCATAACCTGCCCAAATTAATTTATTTAATAATATCTTCATACTTTTTCTCATGAACCGATACTATTGACCAATCATTGATTTCAGAAGAAAATTTTTCTGTTATCTTTGCCTCAACATCAGTTACTGATACTGCTTTAACTAAATATCGCTCTTTGTGAACTTTGATACTTGTTATTGTTTTTCCTTTGTGTTCCTTTTCGACTTCATGCTCAACTTGAACAACTACTTCATAATAATTTTCCATTTCCATTTTTGTTTTGATTTTTAATTGATACTTGTTTTGATATCCCTTAATATTGCCATTTTTTCATATTCTTCATCCGCCTCTAATTTAGACAATAAATTATCAATAACTTTAATTTTATTGTCTGGTGTAATACTTAAAACTAATTCCAAGGGGGGATCCACCAATTGAACAATAGCACCGGTGATATTTTCATTTTTAGTTAAGTCTTCATGTGTTATTACTTCATATATCGAATCCATTAATTTTTTTTGAATATCTGGATTTCTAATATCTAATAAAGTTGGTATGATTATTGCTTTCATTGTGATATATATTTATTTTTTGTTTTTTGTATTTTATCAAGTATCTCAGATGGCTTATATCTATTTCCTTTTGCATCAATGATCTTGATATCATCTCTGCCCTCCTGTAGAAGTTTTGAAAATATTCTCCAACCTTCTCCCTCCCAAAATGTATTAAAACTTATTTCTCCGATTTTATTGATATCCTCAATCAGCTCCCCCTCATTTAAATAAAAATAATATTCCACCTCTTACTTAATATAAATTTAATGAAAATATTTAAATAATCTAAGAATTTGTCAATTTATTTTTCAATTCTTTTGCCTTATTTAGATACCAAATTTCTTTTTCTAGATCTCTTTCAATTGGTTCTTCTGGTTTTGTTCCCATTCTCATTCTATATTTAAATGCATTAATTATACAGAAATCAATAGTTTTCTCTATGCCAAATATATCTTCAATCATGTCAATACTTTCTTTTGGATATCTTTTATAATGAGAAGGATTAATATAATCATATTTTTCTGTTGGGATTGCCTTTGGTTGATCTATACTCTCAGTATCTGACATTCTACATGCTGTATGATATGACATTTGGTTTGCATTAAATTTAAGAGGTTCCATCCTAACTAATTCTAATTCTGATAATACATCTGATAATTCTTTATTATTTGGAGCATTATTTTCGGTGTGCTCTACAGGATCATTAGTATCTTCTTTTACATATACACATACCTTATTTTGAATATCATATAATTTTTCAACTATTGTTTGTTGAACATCTACACTGAGTGGTTTAATAATATCTATAACTTTATCAATTAATTGATCAAATAATTGTTTTAATTCTTCTTCCATTTGCTAGTTAATTAAATTTAATAAAAAATATTTATATTTTTAAAATTTCTTACCTCCATACTTAAACCCCCTAAGTTCATTATATTTCATTTTCATTTCAATTTGAGTTTCAATATCTATTTGTAATTTTCCGCATAAATCTAATAAACGAATTATTGCACCAGCAATTTCATCTTCAAATGTATCTTTACAATTAATTTCAAACCATTCTTTCCAATTACATGTATCATCTGGTTCGGTTTTATTATAATAATTATTTTTTTGATATGCCTCAAACGCTTCTGAAATTTCTGATATTATTAACATTAATCTTAATGGAATATTATTGTCATCAAACCCAACTTGCTTTATAAAGTCATTTAATTGCGTGCTCAGGATATTCAATCCCTTTGTATTGTATTTCATATTTATCTTTATTTAAATTGTTAGTTAATATGTTATATCATCAAATAAAATAGGTATTTTTTCTTGAAAATCTTTTAATAAAGGTCTCATTAGTTCTTGCATTTAAGGATGAGCTGCATTAGCGCACCTTAATCTAAAGATATGACGCCATTCTCTGATATTAGCTGAGATATTAATTTCAGTCTTAAGAGAATTAGGAAGTACACTTCTTGCTTGTTGAGGAGACCATCCATTTTTTATTAAGAGGTATTGTACTTATTTTCTGCAATTTCCATTCCCTCTAACCATACTACTCTTCCATTATTATATTGATCTACTATAGTATCTCGCATTTTCTTATAAGACTCATTAGTATGGTTTTTATTATACTTCCCCTTGTTTTTATCGTTTAAATGCGATTTAAATATATTCAATTTATGTAATATTCTAGATATTGAGTTTCTATTCACACCACATAACTCGGCAATTTCTTCTACATTAAGACCATCATCCAAATACATATGTTTAATGGATTCATATGGAATTTTTGCTAAACTCGGTCGTCCATTAACATAAATGATATCATTGATTTTTAATTCGCTTAGTTTTTTAAATCCTGATTTAGTAAAAAATTCATGATTTAATGTACATTTTATTTTATATCCCATTCTTGTTTTTAATTCATAAACTTCCTGCTTGCCTTTATAAAAAATTTCTTTAATTTTATTTGGTATTACTTCATAATCTTCATTCATACTTCGCAGCCAGATCGTTTTATTATGTGTTTTTCCATGTGGAGTATCTTTTCTATCATATAATTGTTTAATGGTTATCCCCTTATGTATTTCAGTATCACCCGAAATACATTCTTGTGCATATGAAGCAACTCTATGCCTTACCAATTCATGACTAACTCCTCTATCACATACAAATCTAACTGTTATCATTCCTCCAAATTCTAACATCGCTTCATGCCCATTTCTAATGAGTCTTTGGATAAGTGGTCTAGCTGATTTTGCTATTGATTTAAAATTTTCTACATCACATGGATCAATAATACTTTCATATTCAATCTTTCCTTCTGATTTATAGCAGGTTCTTGCTGCAAGTTCAATTTGTTTTAAAATTTCTTCCCCATTAATAGGCGAAATAATTTCATAATATGGTTTGATTAATTTCATTATATTTTATTTTTTATTATTTTTCTCCTAATTCATATTTAGCCAAATTCAACATTGCTAATGCATCTGCAACATTATCATTATTTCCATTATAGCCATATAATTCTTTAGCTGCCTGTATCATCATGGCTTTTGATGCATTTCCTTTTTGTGTTGCAAAAGATTTAATCTCTTTAGCTGAATATGCTTTATATTGTATACCATTTTCCTCACAGAATGATTCGATAATAGCAACTAATTTTGCTGCATGTATTAACGACGATTTATATTGTCCCGCGACTCTTTCATAAACAATTAAATCTAATTTTTCAGCCTCATGTATTTCTTTTAATTTAGCTTTAAATCTAATTAATTTCATACCAATGGATTCGTCTTTTCTAGTAGTCATATCCCATTCCCCATATATGTCATTTGATATTGCCCAACCAGCATGGGATGCCTGATCAATTGCCAATATTTTCATTTTCTATAAAGTTTGATAAAAGTTATTTTGTTGTTCTTGTTTAGTAATATTCTTTATATGATATAGAAACAAATCCTTATTAATATCACCTGGAATTCTAGATATGGTTTTGTATCCTACAAGTACTTCATGAACCTTGTTCTTCCAATATATCTCTTTCTTATTTTTATATATACGCATCTGATAATCAGGAAACTGAATTATCGGGTCATAATATGTGACCATATATAAATTATCTTCAAATTTATCAATTGATTTTACTAGGTCATTCATTTGTAATAATTTGAATTCTGGACTACTTAATTCAAATACATTAGCAGATACTAATTTTTCTACTTTAAGAGATGATAATTTCCAACCCCATTTATCTAAATGTGATTGAGTAATTCCATATACAATATTGATTCGTGGAACAGATATAACATCCGCCCTAGAATTTTGATCTAATAAATCTTTCAATGAATTGATCAATGTTGTGCTAGGAATTTCATCTGCGTCAATATTGAAAATGTAAGTACCAGAACAAACCGAGTTCAAATAATTTTTTTGTTCCCCAAAATTACCATTTAGATTTCGATGGTATACTTTAAATCTATCCCCGATGATATCTGAAAAATAATTTAATATTGTAATTACTTCAGAAGTAGGATTATCTGCTACAACTACAATCTCATCTCCCCTTTCAAGATATTCCTTGATAAATGAAACATTAGATTTGAAATCCATTGCTTCATTATGTACGAGAAATGCGTATGAAATATTAATCATTATATTTTTTCAATAAATCAATAAATTTTGTTAAAGCCTCATTAAATTTATTCTTATCAAAGGAATATGTTCTTTCATGATTTAAAAGATATTCCTGATATAGATTATTCTTCTTATCAATTGGAAACATAACTCTCTGAGGCATTGGTATAGCTATATATGGAGTTACCGCCCAACCATAATTTTCAGTATCTTTGCCGATTGGGTGCAGGGCACCTATTTTATAAAGATCTAATATAATAGGATACCAAACTCTATTAAGTTTCTTATCTAAAATCTTAAGATCTAGTATTATTTTTGCAGTCTGATGATTATACTCGGGAACAAATTTATCGCATGTAAAATATCCACATGATTCACAAATTATTGTCCCTGATTCTGCACTTGGTATAAATTTCGACAATTGACTATCTTCATAATCATATAATGTTTTTTGGCCACATATGGGGCAGATTTTTTCTTCCATGATAAAGTTAAAAATTAAATTCTAATTCAGTTGGTATTGTTGTGTCAATAATAGTTTTTAATTCTGTTGTCATATGAGATAATAGAAATTTCGATTTGAAATATTTTGTATGAGATTTTGCTTTTTGTACATATGAATTATAAAGGATATATACATCTCCCATTTTATTTGTTAGTTCATCTATATCAATTGAAAACCAACTGGCTTCCTTTAATAAAACTTTATCCCATACTGCAGATTGATGAATTGGAGTAATATCTCCTTTAACTAAAACAGTATTATCTTTTGATAAGAAATCTAACTGCCCGCCCCAGTTTGATGATATAATTGGTTTTTCTACCATTGAAAATTCTGCTAGAGGTCTTCCATAACCTTCACCTCTGGTAGATGATACCATACATTTGATTTTTGGATGATTATATAACTCATTCATTTCTGAATCAGTGAAATCCCCGTGCAATAAATATATAGGAGGTATGTTTTGAATATTTTCTTTGGTGGCAATGTATCTTGTAGTATTAGTTAACCTTTCTAAACACATGTGATAATCTATAACGGATGAGTTAACAATAGCAGTTTTGATAATCAAACCTGGTGGGGATGGAATATGTGAAAATGTTTTCAAAAATGCTTTAATAGTTGCTCCAATATTCTTTCTATCTTGATATAGATCTCCTGGAAGCCAATGTCCCACTACCAGGAAACAGAAATCAGACTCTATTTTATCTAATAAAGGAATAATTCTATTATCAGAAAATATATTAGTTTTGAAATATATATCATTATTAACACCCTCAAATAAAACTGCTATTTTTGATTTAACAACAATTGTTTCCAAAATTTCTTTTGTATGAGAATCTCTTTTTTCCCATTTAGATTTACGAAAAACATTAGCAACGTGCTCGGACGGAACAATAATTAAATCCATTTTATTACATCCTTCTATCCAATCAATACTAATTAAAGTTGATTCTATTCCAGCAGTACATAAAATATTATACATACCAATCGGGGTAGCTTCATTTGGTAATCCTATTTGAAAGAATACATCAGGTTTTACTTTAAGTGGTTCTCTAATTATATGGTCTGCAATTTCCTTGTTCTCCACACTTCTTTCTTTTAGAGCCCCATCGGTGGTACTTCCCCATAATGTAGGAATAATTATAAAATTCCATTTATCTGGATCTAATATTTTAAGTAAACTTTTTGCAATATCTCTAGAATGCGACCCATATCCAGAATATGAATTTACACATGCTTGCAATACAAATGTTCGTTTCATTACAATTTCCATACTAAAAAATTATTCCGTGTTTTTTTATATCTTTATCTAAATTAATTTTGGTTAAATTTACCAAGTTTGCTGGTCGTTTATTATCAAGCAAATAATCTATATTTTTTATAATATTATCTGCCATTATAGTATGTGACATTTGACCTTCTGACAACATCCATTCCCTTCCTTTAGCAGCTTTTTTAGAACGCTCAACTGGATTAATATAATATACAGACCTTATTGCATTTGCTATATCTATATGGTCCGCAATATCCTCAAATATATAAGGAGTGGTTACTGATCCAGCTAATACTCTTGTGGCTGGCCAAATTGGAATTGTCCATTCACCACATTTTAAATGTGTTTTTCTATGATTAGTTGGAAGCTCTTCCGTTGGATTAAACCAATTTCCATTATCATCTTCGAATCTCATCTGATCTTGTAATCCTCCAGTTACTATGGCTACTGTCATTGTTCCTGCCATTATACTTTCCGCATTTGATAATCCAAATCCTTCGGCATTTGCAATATTGCATGTTACGCTTGCAATATTATATAATATATTCATTTCTGCCGGAGTAAACTTTTTATTGGTTACATATATATTATAGTCAGGGGCAATTGTCGAAATAACAGCATTAAGATCTGTACCATTATTATCAATAAGGTCGGTATGCATTAATAAAGCGCAATCAGATCTTTCATTTTCTGGTAATTCATGTATAAAATATTTATATGCAAGAATTAAATCAGCTGGTCTTTTCCTTCTGATATTTCTGTTATTATAGAATACAATAAATTTAAATTTTTTATCACCAAATAAATTTTTATATAATTTATCATATAATATATACGAATCATCAGCGGTTAGTGGTCTAAATACATTAGAATTAATTCCATGTGGTACATATGTATTATATTCAGGTGGGAATGCATGTTCTGTTACTACATCTACTATGACTTTTGTTTGTTTTGATATATTCATTATCAAATCACATGATAGATAAAATGGCTTATTCCAATGGCAATATGGTAGGTTATCCCAAATATTGTAATATACTAATGGTATGCTAGATCTGAATTCATGGGCTATTTGATATAACCAAACCCAATATCTTGGATCGGTAAAATGCATTATAACATCTGGGGATTCTCGTTGTATTACTTGCATTAATAAATCTCTATCCCCATACCCAACTGTTGGATATAATACTAAATATGCATCTGTTAATTTTAATTCCTTATTACAGGATTCAGATAAATTTAAAATTTTACCTTTATTTGGATTATCAGCCGCTCCCCCTATTTGGACCCAATCATAATGATGTAAAGTATTATAGATAATTTCTTTACTCATTACACCTACCCCAGATGGAAAGCTAATGTCATCTGATAATAATAAAATTTTCTTTTTTTTCATTTGAATTTATATGGTTTATTTTTCTTATCTAGGATTGCAATTAAGTTTCTAATATAATTATCAATTTTATCTTCAGATTCAATAAAAAATAAAACTATATCAACTTTTTCTGCAAAAATAATATTTTTTTGATAATTGTTCAATGGTTTCTTCGTTATAGAATACAAGGTACCTTGTGATAATTCAGAATATATGAATCCAAATTCCAATGAATATTTTTTGATATAATCGTCTACAATAACTCTTGGTCTTCCAAAACTTAATATTTGAACATTAATATTCTTGTCTTTATAGTATTCCTTTATCTTATATAAAGTGCTCTTAATAACTCGATGACCTTGATAATTATTAGATGTTGTTATTCCAACAGTAATAGTATCAAACTCCGGTGCAGGCTCCATGTTTCTTATATGGGCACCATCTGCAACTTTGATTATTTGTTGTCTTTGCATATCTACTAATATCTGGATTTCTACTTCCATCAGGCAGAAAACAATTTTCAATAAATTCTTTCATTGTATTTGAAAATTTATTCATAGAATTTTTCCCATTAGCTGGACTTACAATTTGAATTCGTTTTACTGGAAATTCGGAATTTTCTGGTACTGTATTTCGGAATATCATATATTCGGTGTTTATTTCCTCTGGTGATAATTGATATACATCGCATAATGCTTTTTTATATAATAATAATTGATTTTTGGTTGATGGATCCCCCTTCTTTTCCTTATCCCATCCCCTCATAGAGGTTTTTACATCTTTCAAATAATATATTTTATTCTGTATATTATATAATAATATATCAATCATTATTATCAATCCTAAATTTGGATTGAATTCAGATTTCATTATAAGTGGATATTCTAAACCTATTAATTCATATCCCCTCTTTGAAAAATATGCTCCACGATGTTTTATTAAATATTTCATGCATTCCATCCCATATCCATGAAATTCGGAAAGTTCAGGGGCAGAAGTGAAACTTTTATCTTTAACGTTCTTTACAATAGATCTGAATTCTTCCTGCATATATTGCAGTAACATAGCATGAAAATCTAATTCCCCTGCTTTCTTGCTTGATTCTTCATAAAACTTTCTAAGCCATTTGAACAATAACTTATGGAAGGCACTACCATATAACATATGTATACTTGGATCATCATATTTCAATCTTTTGACATTTGATAAGTACCACTTAAGTGGGCAAGAAGTATACATATCTAATTGCGAAAAAGATATTGTATTCTTACAACCTAATTCTTTAGTTGCTCGATTATAAAGAGATAATGAATTTATTTCCCTATCTTCGTTTAATATTTGTTTAATTTTCATCTACATATGATGTTTCGTCAATATATGGTTCTCCACAATCTGAACATATGAACAATGTTAAAGCCGGAGCTACTCCCATTTCACCGGTAGGAGATAATGATGCGGGTACTCTCAAGAGCCAGTAACCTGGTACAAACATGTTACATCCACAATGCTTACATTCTATTTTTTCAGAATTTTCTAATATATTAGTATTGATCTCCATATTCCATTGGCATTATTTGTGATACTTCTTTTTCATCTGGGTCATTACATATGATCCCACCAGTAGTTAAAAATAAACCAGCTACACTTGCCGATTTTTCTATTACTGTCTTAGCAACTAGTGCGGGATCTATGATTCCTGATTCATGCATATTTTCAACCGACTCTGTTCTGATATTATATCCATATTCAAATTTATTTTCTGGATTGATATTCGACACTATCTTTTCCCATATTACACTAGATTTATCTGTTCCGAAATGATTGATAATGATCTTGCGGAAAGGCTCATCTAGAGAATCGACTAATAAATTATATCCCATTTCAAAATCATTATTTGCTCTTGCAGCAATCAATTTATGTTTAACGTATGCTAACATAGAACCACTGCCTGGAACAACGCCCATTGCAATTGCTGCTTTAGTTGCTGATATAGCATCCTCTAACCGATATTTTTTTTCTTTTAATTCTAATTCAGTCTCGGCCCCTACATTGATTATGGCGACCCCACCTGAAATCTTACTTAATCGTTCCTTTATTTTTTCCTTATCGTAATCAGATTCAGCCGATTCGATTTGTTGTTTAACTTCTGAAATTCTAGCTTGAATTTTTTCATCTTCTCCTTTGCCGTCGATAATAACAGTCTTTTTATTTGATATTACAGCCATTCTAGCCCTACCAAATTTTTCTAGTGTTACATCCTTAATGGGTGTACCTGTTTTCGATGAAAATATTGTAGCACCAGTAAGTATTGCTAAATCTTTAAGATATTCTAATCTTCTATCCCCAAATTCTGGAGCTCTAGTTGCTGCCAGATTAATATTACCTCTTACTTTATTAACTATCAAAGTTGCTAATGCTTCCCCCTCAATGTTATCAGCTATTATCAATAATGATGCCGGTTGCTCTGCCTGCTGTAGAATTCTTTCTAGAATAGGCACAACTTGTTTAACTGTTGATAATTTATCTTCTGTAATAAATATATATGGATTTCTAAGTTCCGTTTTCATATTAACTTGATCATTAATAAAATATGGACTTAAATAGCCTCTATCATATTGTGCTCCTTCAACAATTTCCAGAAATGTTTCCGATGTTTGACTATCCTCAACTGTAATAGACCCATCCTTACCAATCTCAGCAAATGCCTCAGATACTAATGTACCTATTTTTTCATCATTATTTGCAGATACTTTTGCAACAGATAATATCTGCTCATTATTTTCAATATTTTTTGCATTTGTTTTGATTATATTAATCGCATCTTTAACAGCAGAATCAATACCTCGCTTCAATTCTATGGGATTAGCCCCAGCCGCTACATATTTTAATCCAGCTGAAATAATCTTATATGCTAATACAGTTGCGGTGGTAGTTCCATCCCCAGCAACTTCAGCAGTTTGGCTTGCGGCCTGTTTAATAATTTGTGCTCCCAAATTTTCGGATGGATCTTTAAATTGAATTGATTTAGCAACAGTTACTCCATCTTTTGTAATAATCGGGGTATCATCTTCAATTAATACATTCCTTCCTCCTGGGCCTAATGTTGAAGATACAATATCTTCTAATTTGGAGGCGCCCTTATTTAGGAGATCAAACACATTTCCATTTGAATTAGTATATACCAATTTATTCTTCATTTTCATTTTTCAATACGTTTAAATTTAATTTATCTAGAATACTAGTATCAGTTATAATTGTAATTAAATCTTGTTCTCTTAATGAAACATATTTATCATCACCGATTTCGAAATGATATGCACCATATTTTGGAAATACAACAACGTCTCCGATTTTACATTGAGGTGGATCATATGATCCATTTGGTAATAATAAACCCGGACCTACTGCCTCTATTTTTCCTATATTTAATGATTCCTGTGCAATATCTGGTAGTATTACTCCAGATGCTAAGGTATTAGAATAAGTAAATGCCTTAATAATAACTTTGTCTTTGATTGGTTCAAATAGTTTGCTCATTAGTATATTGTTTTATTAGTTGCCGTTTAAATTCATTAAATTTATCAGTTAATAACAAATCAAAAATTTTTGGATCAATTGTTGTACATTCGCCATCAAATTTGATATTCATCAATAGATTATGTTTATTTGAAGAATCTGTAATTGTTAACAATTGTGTGATGGTAAGATTTGGTATTTTATATCTAAAAAATGTTGGATAAATATTATCAATATTTACATCATCTTCTATTAGTTCGTCCTCTACTTTATTATCGAGCTCGACTATTTTCTGATTATCAGATATTAAGAGATCTGTATCGATATTGTATCTTAGCTTTCCTAAGAATTCTATTTCAGAATACGGAATAAATAGATATTCTGTGGCATGGATATCATATTTAGTTTCAAATATATTATCCAAATATTTTTCATTTTCTTTTATAGAATCGGGGCCTAATCTTATTAATTTCGGATTATTAATATATAAATCGGTAGCTAATGATGATTCGGTATATAATTCATTTACATTATAAATCAATATAAATTTAGAACGAAGCTTGAGTCGCTCTAGATCTGCTTTTGATAATCTTACTAGAGCATGCAATTTCTTTTGTTTCATAATTTAATTTTTTTAAATAAATAAAAATTTCTGTATATAATTTAATCAGAATCAAAAAATAATCTGATATGATTTATCTTTTTTATTAGATAATTTATCAATTATATAATATGGAAGCCATCTCAATTCTCTAGTCTGATCCGAATGAAAATTATCAACATTAATCCAACTCATATGTTCTGTTGATAATATTTTTGTAGAATTTATCATTAGAAAATAAGAATTAATTATATTATTCCTTTTATCATTAATTCTCCCTATGTAGGTAATATCATTTTGAGTGCAAATATTATCATTCATTATGTAGCTATTAATTATATCAACTGCTACATCATAGTCACATTTATCAGTACACTGTATCTGATATGGCAACTCTTGATGAGCTGGGAATATTTCTTCAACATATATTTTTCTATAATCTGATGAAAGTATGATAACATATATATTATTTTGCATAACAGCTTTTTATTTTTTATAGATTTTATATATGAACTCTGAATTTTGACTTAAATAAACATTTCAACTAATGGATCATATGGCACATATAGTTTAGAAAGTTGTATGATTGACATATTTAATGAAATCCTGTTTTATTTTTTCTGCTAATTCTTCTACATCTAATGCAATTGTATCTTGCAAGTATTCAACTGGTATTGAAAATGTAAATTCTCGATATACATTCATTAAATCATTAATGAAATATGGAGCTGATGCTGTAAACGTTATATCGCCTTCTATTGTATATTTATTAGTTTCTTTATCAATTTTTATACTAATCATTTTCCTTTGCTCTTTTTATTGATACTAATTTTTTTATTTCTTTTTCAGACAGCCCGAATTTCGATAAAATCTCTCTTAATTCAACCAAATCTAAATCCTTATATAAGATATCAAGATGATCCAATATATCATCTTCCCCAAGCTCAAAATATTTTTTACAATATTCTATTAGTTCGGGATTATATTTTGATTCTTTTTTACCTTTAATAAATTTAAGCCAATATTGTTGTTTCGGTAGTAGATAGTAATATAACTTATATACTTCTTTTGGTTCTAATAAACCTATTGTTAAGTGCTGTAATTCATTTATAATTTCAATAAGATTATAGTCCGGATCCATACTCAACCACCGATTAATCATGTATATATTAAATTCCTTTTTTTCTGATTCGGTATATGAGTCCCATGGGACTTTTTCTATTGTTAAATTTTTTATAAAATCAAATATTGTCATCTATCTTAATTATCAATCCATTTACTCAAACCATAAAAAATCTATTCAAATTTCCTGAGATTTTTAAAATCATATAAACAATAACTTTCTTTTAATTTAGTATTTTCAAAGAAGATATGTTCATTGTCTAATTCAGTAAAATAGATGCCGGTTGGAGATTCCTTTTTATGATTAAAGAAAATATATAAATCAATTCCAGTAACTTCCTTTAATCTCTTATAATGATTATATTGTCTGATATCAAATCCTGTTCTAACTAAATCATAATATCTCATCCATTTGTTTTTAGTTTTAACCTCCACATATGTTATTTTTTTATCTTTAAAACAAATTAAATCCGGACTATTTATTTCATCCTCATTGGAATGTATATAGGGGGCATGATCAGCATCAAATTGATATAATGGAAGTATCGTATATCCTTTTTTAATTAATAATTGTTCTATTTCTGCTTCCCCTTGTTGTCCAAATCTTAGATTATCTTTAAAATTTTTGTTCATCTTTAATATATAACTGATAAATATTACTATTAGTGGATGTTCTATACATACCCCATTTTCCTTCAAATTCAGTAGAATCTATTTGATCAAAATTTAACAAATCTTTACAAAATTCATCATATAAATCATTTGGAATAATGAAATCATCATCTTCATCATGATGATAGATAACCTTAATATATTGTGTTCTAATACTTTCTTCTAAAAATTGTAAAATACTATTTTGAACGAAATTTGGTACAGAACCCAATCGAGCTAAGTCCTGCTGATATTGTTGATGTAATATGATTAATTCTTCTTTGCTATAATTGTACATGCCTTCTCGTTTAAATATTTTTCTACATAAAAATTTATACCCCTTTCAGTATATTCTAAATCTTCATACTTGTTGATCCAGTTAAAAAATCAATTAATAATTTTTTCTTATCCTTTATTTCATCTTTATTATTTGATTTATTATTTTCTAGAAAATTTTCGAGTTTCATGTTTTATAAATTAAATGCATCATCCTGCTTGAATATTGCATCGAAAGAAATGATATTACAATTTTCTATAACACCATTTTCATTAACTGTTCCAGTTAATTGTGGCCTGAATACTATTTTGCCGTCTTCATATAATTCTTTCAACAAATTTCCATATTTTGTATCTAACATCTTTACATCACCATAAATGCCTTCATCAGTAATTTCAATATTGTTATTAAGATGAGATACATTTTGTATCGAAGGAAATTTAGGTACAGTTGTGCTTTCTGTATTATACTGATTTTGTGTATCTAAATATAAACATTCCCCTATTAATATATCTGAATTGCTTGCTCGTAATAATTCATCTATATTAACAATCGATTCTTTTGTATATATTCAAAAGAATCGATTGT